GCCGAATCATCTTCCAAGGCATGAAAACCCACACCGCCGATAGCATCAAATCGCTTGAAGGCTATGACCGGGCATGGGTGGAAGAGGCGCAAAGCTTAAGCCAAACCAGCCTAGACATGCTGCGCCCGACGATCCGCAAGCCGGGCAGTGAGTTATGGTTTACCTGGAACCCAAGGGAGAAATCTGATCCGGTTGATCACCTGCTAAGGGGCGATACGCCGCCCAAGGACGCCGTGGTTCTAGGCGTTAACTATGATCAGAACCCTTGGTTTCCGGACGTTTTGCGGGATGAAATGGAGTATGACCGCCGCCGCGATCCGGACAAATATAATCACGTTTGGCTTGGCGGATACCTTGCCAACAGCGAGGCGCGCGTGTTCCGCAACTGGCGGATTGAGGAGTTTGAAGCCCCGCGCGATGCAATCCACCGGCTAGGCGCTGACTGGGGATTCAGTGTTGACCCGACCGCGCTGGTCAGGTGCCATATCATAGGACGGACGCTTTACGTTGACTTCGAAGCCTATCAGGTGGGATGCGAAATCGTGAACATCCCCGAGTTGTTCATGACGGTGCCAGAGGCCGAGAAATGGCCGATGACCGCCGATAGCGCCAGGCCCGAGACTATCTCGCACATGCGAAAGCATGGCTTCCCGCGCATCTTCCCAGCGGTTAAAGGGCCGCGATCCCTGGAGGAAGGGGTGGAATGGTTGAAGTCCTTTGATATCGTGGTTCACCCGCGATGCGTGCATACGATCGACGAATTGACCCTCTATTCCTACAAGCGCGATCCGCTAACTGACCGCATCTTGCCGGTGTTAGAGGATAAAAAGAACCACGTCATTGATGCCCTGCGCTACGCCTGCGAGGGGGTCCGGCGGGCCAAGGTAGAAAGCCGCCCCGCAATTATACCCTTGCCATCGGCCCATCGCTGGGGCTAATATGCCGCCCCATGGCGCGCATATCCCGAGAGCAGGCATGGGCAAACCTCCACCAGGAGGCAACAGCCGAGTTTGACCGCATCCAATCCGCCTTGCGCGATGAGCGGTTGCAATGCCTGAAAGATCGCCGCTTTTACAGCATTGCCGGCGCGCAATGGGAAGGCCCGCTTTCTGAGCAATTCGAGAATAAGCCCAAATTTGAGGTGAATAAGGTTCACCTGTCCGTCATTCGGATCTTCAATGAGTTTCGGAACAACCGCATCTCCGTGGCGTTTGTGTCCAAGGAAGGCCGGGAAGATGACGCGCTTGCGGAAACCTGCAACGATCTTTACCGCGCCGATGAGCAAGACAGCGTAGCCGAGGAAGCCTATGACAACGCCTTCGAAGAGGCGGTTGGCGGCGGCTTTGGCGCCTGGCGCCTTCGGACGGAATACGTCAACGAGGAAGATGAGGATGACGATAAGCAGCGCATCCGCATTGAACCGATCTTTGACGCCGATAGTTCGGTTTGGTTCGACCTAGACGCCAAGCGGCAAGATAAGGCCGATGCCAAGTGTTGCTTTGTACTAACCGCCATGACGCCACAGGCTTATGAGCGCGAATGGAATGACAGCCCGGCAAGCTGGCCCAAGGAAGTGCAACAGCTTGAGTTTGATTGGGCAACGCCAGATGTTGTTTATGTTGCGGAATACTATAAGCTGGAAGAGGTTTCCGAAACTATCCGGATATTCCGGATGCTTGATGGAAAAGAGGAAAAGCATTCTCAATCCGAGTTTGATGAGGATGAAGAGTTAGAGGACCGCCTTGCCGCGATTGGCGCGCGCGAGTTGCGCCGCAAGAAAGTGAAGCGGCGGAAGGTTCGCAAATACATCCTGAGCGGCGCCAAGGTTCTTGAGGATTGCGGATACATTGCCGGGCGGCATATCCCGATTGTGCCGGTATATGGCAAGCGGTGGTTTGTCGATAATGTCGAACGGTGCATGGGCCACGTGCGGCTGGCCAAAGACGCGCAACGCTTGAAGAATATGCAGCTTTCGAAGCTGGGCGAGATTGCGGCGCTGTCCAGCGTGGAAAAACCGATCCTGACGCCCGAGCAGGTTATTGGCCACCAGCAGATGTGGGCCGATGATAACCTGAAGAATTACCCCTACCTGCTATTGAACCCGATCACGGACGCCAGCGGCAATCAGCAGGCTGGCGGGCCGGTTGCCTATACCAAGCCGCCGGTAATCCCGCCTGCGCTGGCCGGCATGTTGCAGGTAACTGAAACGGATATGCAGGAAATCCTTGGTTCGGCGCAGCAGGCCGATAAGATGGTTTCCAACATTTCCGGCAAAGCCGTGGAGATGATCCAGCAGCGCCTGGACATGCAGGCTTTCATTTATATGTCCAACATGGCGAAGGCCGTGAAGCGTTGCGGCGAGATTTGGCTTTCCATGGCCAAGGATGTTTTCGTTGAACCTGGCCGCAAAATGAAGGGCATTGGCGCGCAAGGCGAGGTTTCCACCGTTGAGCTAATGCGCCCGGTGATGGGCGAAGAGGGCGAGGTGGAACATGAGAACGATCTATCTGATGCAGAGTTTGACGTTGCGGTAACGGTTGGGCCATCCAGTTCCAGCAAGCGCGCGGCTACCGTGCGCGCACTGACCGGCATGATGGCCATTACGCCCGATCCGGAAACTCAAAAGGTGCTGCAAGCCATGGCCATGATGAACATGGAAGGCGAGGGCATCGATGAGGTGCGGGAGTATTTCCGCAAGCAATTGGTTCAGACCGGCGTGCTGAAACCGACTGAGGAAGAGGCAAAGGCGATGGCGGAAGCCGCGCAACAGCCGCCGCCGCCTACGCCGGAGCAGCAATACTTGATTGCCCAGGCCGAGAAGGCCTTGGCCGATGCCGAGAAGATCAAGACGGAAGCGCAGAAGATCGCGGCGGAGTTTTCGCCCGAGATGATCCAGGCCAAGCAGGCCGGCGAGGCGGCGAAGATCGAGGCCGATGTTGAAAAGGCTAGGATGCAGGCCGAAGTGGCGCGCGTAAATGCGGAAGTTGCGCGGATTAAGGCGATGGCCGATGTTGAGATGGAGCGCGAAAAAGCGCGCGCCAGCATTGAAAGCCCGCGCCCAATGCGTGCCGAGCCTAGCGCGCCGCCGATGATCGTGGTGGATAACGATGGCGGCATTGCCAAGGTGGTGAAGCCCGCGATTGACGCCATGAGCATGGCGCTTGCCGATGCTGGCGCCGCGATTGAAAGCCTGGCGCAAAGCCAAGCAACGATCTCGGCCAAGATTGATGACGTTGACGCCAAGGCATCCCGCCCGCGCAATGCGAAGGTTGTGGTGCGGAAAGCACCAGATGGTTCCTATGTTGGCGAAAGGATTGAGGACTAATGGCCGTGCAGCTTTCCGTGGCGGCGCGCAATGCGCGGCTGGATTCAATTGAGACAACCATCGGCACTTCGGCGGTGATGAAGATCTTTAGCGGCACCCCGCCCGCTAATTGCGCGGCGGCGGATACCGGAACGGTCTTGGCCACGTTGAACTTGCCTTCGGATTGGATGGCGGCGGCAAGCGGCGGCAGCAAAGCACTAAGCGGCACTTGGCAGGACTTGAGCGCCGATAACACCGGCACGGCGGGGCATTTCAGGGTTTATGATAGCGGCGTCACGACATGCCACATTCAGGGCACGCTCGGCACCAGCGGCACGGATATGACGGTGAACAGCACCAGCTTCACGGCGGGGCAGTCCTTCACGGTCAATACGTTTACCCTGACGGACGGGAACGCATGATCCTCCTCACCTCCACCTCTGATAAAATCCGCCTTGTCACGGATACGGCGGGGGATATTCGCGTTCAGGCGTCCTATGTGGATTTGTCGGGAACCACGGTCACGCCGGGGCGGCTGAATACCGCGATTTCCACCGATACCACGACGGATGTTGTTTTATCGCCCGCGTCATCCACGCAGCGGAACGTGAAATTCCTCAGTATTTTTAACGATAGCGCAAGTGCTGCGAACAAGATAACCGTGGTGCATACTGACGGCACGACTGCTGTGGACCTCTATCAAGTGTCGCTGCCCGCACAATCCGGTGTGGTGTATCTGGATGGGCAGGGCTGGACGCTTTACGGCAACACGCGCCCGACCAATATCCAGACCTTTTCCGCAAACGGGACTTGGAACAAGCCAACCAATTTCACACCCAAGATAGTGCTGGTTCGCGCCTGGGCCGCAGGCGGCGGAGGCGGTGGCGGGGCTTCGCTTTCTACATCGGTTGTCACCAAAGGCGGTGCTGGCGGGGGCGGTGGATGCCGCGTTGAATACATCTTCACCGCTGATGCGTTGACCAATTCTGTGTCTGTCACGATTGGCGCTGGCGGTTCTGCTGGTGCGGCTGGCGCGGCTGGTGGCGCAGGTGGCAATGGCGGCGCAGGCGGTAACACGACTTTCGGCAGTTACCTGACCGCTTACGGTGGCGGCGGCGGTGCTGGGGGGCAAACTTCGGCAACGGCTACGGGTAGCGGCGGGGGCGGCGGATGCCACGCGGCGGGCGGGTCTGGTTCTGGTGCTACGGTTGGCACTGGCGGGCTACCAACAGGCACTGGAACGGGCATTGGTGGTCAAGGCATTACCGGCAGCGCCACCTCTGGCGGATCAACACATTACGGCTGGGAAGGCGGCGGCGGTGGTGGCGGGTCAGCAAACACCCCGGCTGGCGTTGCTGGTGGCGGTTCGGTTTGGGGTGGCGGGGGCGGTGGTTCTGGTGGGCATCGTAGTGCAACGCCTGCTGTTGTCGTAGCCACTGCGGGCGGCGGCGGCAATTCGGGCGTAGGTGGCGGCGGCGCGGCTGGGGCGTCTGGCGCTACCCCCACCCCTGGAACCCAAGGCGCTGCAAGCAACAATGTTGTCGGCGGCGCTGGCGGCGGCGGCGGCGGTTCTACCGTGACGGCTTCCACTTCTGGCGCTGCTGGTGGTGCTGGCGGGCAAGGTGGTGGCGGCGGCGGCGGTGGGGGTGCTGGTAATAACCCCGGCATTGGCGGTGCTGGCGGTGCAGGCGGTGATGGTTATTGCGTTGTGATGTGCTGGTGACGCGCCGTGATCCTGCTTACATCCACGTCCGATAAAATCACGGTCACAACGGGCGCAGCCGGAACGATTGGGGTT